TCAACCTGCTGCCCGTCGCTCTCTGAAGGATGGCATGACTGGCACGTCCTCCGGAAGCTCTGCGGTAAGCTCCTGAGCCTTGCCACCGGCGATCGCCAAGAGCATTTCTCGCTGAGCGAGGTCGCGGGGGTTTTTGAAGGCGGCTCTGGCCGATTTCTTTCGTCCGATCGCCGCCGCCGTCACTGTATCCAGCATCGCCGGCACGTTGATCACCGCTCCCGCGAACATCTCGGCGATGGTGATAATCTGAACGGCCGGGATCGGACCGAAGAGGGTATCGACCTTGCCGAATTCCCGCGCAGCATCGCGCATGCCCTTTGTCGGTTCGTGCGCGCAAACCAATACGCCTATGGCCTTGTCGTCTTTGGTCAATCGGCGCTGGGTCTGAACCGTCCCGCCAAGATCTCGAACCATCCCTGGGTTGAGACTGCGCCCACCCTTTACAGAGACGATCCCTCGGCTACGATCATCGCTGGCTGTTAGATAGTAGAATGTTCCGTCGATCCCGCCATCTCCCCGGAACTTGCCAGAGTGCATTGCACCCAAAGCTGTAACCGCCCATTCCTCGAACTTGAAAGGGTGGTTTTCGGCCAGCCACATTGCACCGTCGGCGCTCTTCGGGATGCCGAAAACGTCGTATTTTACGTTCGGAAAATGGTGTTTCAAGCGGTCTTGAACGACATGCATCGATTGAACCGCCACGTCGATCCCGATCCATTTGCGGCCCAGCTCCTCAGCTGCGTGTAGAGTGGTGCCACAGCCGCAGAACGGATCAAGTACGACGTCGCCAGGATTTGAAGATGTTTCGAGTATCCTCTGCAACAGAGTGATTGGTTTCTGTGTAGGATATCCAAGACGCTTATCTCCCTTTTGGAATGAAATGTCGGACCACAGATCCTGCAGCGGCACGCCTGGCATCTCGTCAAGAAAGCGCTTGTATTCCGGCATGCCGTCGTAGGTATGCCTGATCCGGCCCTCATGAGCCATGATCTTCATGTTCGTCAGCGAATAAGCCCAAAATCGGCCAGAGTACGGTTGAACCGCTTTGTACTCCCAGCCTCTTTTTGGATTGAGCCATTCATCGTCGGTGTCGGCGGTCCAACGGACACGAGCGGCGACCGGCTTCTTCACACGCCAATCGTAGGAAACGTCTCCACCGTCTTTGGCCGCAGTCAAATCACCTCTTCTGAAGCGGCGGCCGGTTTCATCGATAAGCTTGTAATCCCGCCCCGTGTACTCTTCGGAATAAGGTGTAAATTGAGCGTTCCAAACCCATTTGCGTGATTTTCTGTAGTAGAGAAGGGTGTCATGCACGTGCCCGAAGTTTTTCAGACCTTGTGCAGTATCGTTATGCGCAGAGGAGCGCTTCCAGCAAATCTCTGAGCCGAACTGACCCGGTCCAAATATCGAATCCAGAACAATTTTCAGGTAATGGCTCGCGGTCGGGTCACAGTGAAGGTACAGGCTTCCGCTAGGTTTTAAAGCTCTGTGCAGTTCCAACAATCGTGCGATCATCATGGTTAGATATGCGAGCATGTCGTTCGTGCCCAAAATGAGACGCAGCGAGCTCAGAACGTCCGCTGCCTTGCCAGGCATCGCCAGCACATCCTCAAAAGTCTCCTCTGCCGCATCTCCCCATGACCAGGTATCGTCGAATGTCGCGATCTGGGAGTCCGCCCATTTGCTCTTGTCTGGACTTTTGAAAAGAAGGTTGTAGTTCGCGTTCGAATTAAACGGTGGGTCCAGATAGATCAGATCGACGCTCTCGTCGGGGATGTATTCCCGCAAGATGTGCAGATTATCGCCAAAATAAAACGCGTTCTTCATTTCGATCTCCACCCCCCAGGGTGGCGCGACATGCGCGCAAAGATACTCCGCAAAGTGGACGCCATTCTCCAAGCAAAAATAGCACCATTTAAATTTCGCCAAGGTTCATGGTAACGGTGCAACCAGCATATGCCGTCGATTATCGGCATAGGCCCATCATCTTGAAGTCCGGTTAAATTCGGTCTCGTTGATCTCTCCAGTTGGCCCGGCCGCAAGCGCAACCTCTCCCGAGCGACACGCCGCCGATTACGCCGCGATCGTCATCCCAGGATGCCGCTCGAGGAACAGGTTGCGGACCGCGGTGCGGATCTCGGCGCCGGTCGAGGGGAAGACCAGGAATTCCTCGATGAAACCGTCCAGGGGCGTGGAGAAGCTGTTGCCCACGTCCGTCCGGATCGAGCCGATGCGGAAGCGCTGGCCGGCGGCGACGGGGCCGCAGTTGGGGGTGCCGCTGACCGCCTGCAAGACGCCGTTGACGTAGATATTGGCGGTGGCGAGGCCGGTGAACTCGACCACCAGCGCCATCAGGCCGCCGCCATTGGCGCCGGTCACGGTGGCGGTCAGCTGGGTCGGGCCGTTGCGGCGGGTGTAGGCGTTGATCTCGCCCGCACCGCCGAAGCCGATGGCCATGATGTTGCTGCCGTCCCCCAGCGTGTCGCCCGAGATCGCGAAGCCGCCGCTGCCCGCGGGCTGCTGCATCAGTAGCGCCACGGTCATCCGGTTTACGCCATCGGTGCTGACCTCGGGCAGGACCGCGTTGGCCGAGGACAGCAAAGTCCCCATGGCCACCGGCGTTGTGGCGGGCGACGCCTGGCCCATGTTGAACCGGCCGTCCGTCCCGGCGTTGCGCGGCACCCGCTGCGCGCTGGTGGTGTCCTCGGGGTGTCGGATCAGGTATTGCGGCAGGCCGTCGAGGCCCATCACATGCCCCGGCACGTTGACGATGAAGCCGTCGGAGCCGGTCTCGTCATCGGCGTAAAGCCCGCCGAACCAGCTCTTGGGTTTCTCGCGCCAGGCGGGCTGGCCCAGCAGGTCGAGCAGCGCGCCCTCGGCGGGCGTGTAGAGCTGCGCGGCCCCGGCCGGCGCGATGACCGACCCGTTGGTGACTTTCTGTTCGAGGACGTATTTCGCGGGCATGGTGTTGCTCCTTTAGGCCGGCAGGGCGACGCCGGGGTTGGTGGTGTAGCGGTAAAAGGCATCCGGCGCGTTTGCCGCGGCCAGGTCTTCGATCACCAGCGCGGTGATCAGCTCGTTCCAGGTGGTGCTGCCTGGCGTGCCGGCGGCGACGGTGCCGCCGCTCTGGCCCACGTAGGTTTCGGACCGGCCGCGGTCGTACATCACCACAAAGCGCCCGGTGTAGCGGCCCAGCCTGTCGCGCAGGAAGACGATGCTGGGATAGGTGACCTTGGGCCGCGCCCGGCCGTCCAGCAGCAGCGGCGGCAGCCACAACGCGTCGCGCCCGTCACTGCCCTTTAGGCTCAGCATGACCGACATGTCGAACCGGCCATTGTTGTTGTTGAAGCCCCAGACCAGCCGCCCAGAGGGGCTGCGCGCGATGGTCGACTTGGAACTGGCGCTGGCAAGCTCGCGCTCGGCATAGGACGGCGCCTCGTCCGACCAGTGCTTGCCGCCGTCGTAGGACCGCCGCTCGTAGGTGCCTAGATCGGTGCGCTGGATCAGCCAGAGCTCGTCGCCGCCAACCGGCACGGCACAGGGTTCGGGGAAGTCCTCGATGCCCCGGTCGAGCAGCGCGGGCAGCTCGCTGATCACCTCGGCATGGGCCCGGACCTCCGTGACGACGCCCTGCACCTTGGTCTCGTGCAGGCGCAGGCGGCAATAGCGCGGGATACGGTCCTTGTTGCGCGGTTCGGAGGAATCAGGGAACCCCGACACGAAGAACCGATGTTCCGACCCCTCGTAATGCGACTGGAAGGCGAAGCCATAGCCGAAGAACGTCTGCGGCCCGATGACGAAGGTGCCGGGCGTCTCGAGGTCCAAATCAGGCGGCGTCCCGGTGTCCGGGTTCTGGATCACCCAAGCGCGGTTGGTGTGCAGAGCGCTGCCCAGCTTGAACGCGATGCTGAAGACCAGGTAGCCTTGGTGGGTGTAGAAGAACTGGCAATCCTGCACGAGCGCGTTCGGATCGCCCGCGTAGTGGACGATTGCGACCGGGTGCCAATTCAAATCGTCGGTCGCGCCATCGGTCGCGGGCGGCGTGCCGGTGAGATCGTCGTCGCACATCTCGATCAGCATGAACATGTCGTAGCCGGTGTGTTCGGGATTGGTGCCGAGCGGGCCGTTGTTGCCGTAGTAGCCGCGCCAGAGCCGGCCGCTGCGATAGGTGTGCGTCCCCACCGGGTCCATCCGGTTGACCATCGGCAGGTAGGCGTTGATCGCGGCCGGGTCGGTGATCACCGTGACCGGGCCGCCGGGGGTGTTGAGCGGGTCTTCGTCGGGCGGGCCGTTCAACTCGAGATCGGCGCGCCAGGCCGCGGCCTCGTCGGCAAGGCCGATCCCGGCCGCGGCCAGCAGTTCCGACGACAGCGGCGGAACCTCGGCATCGGCGCGGGCGGCGTAGGCGGGCAGCTCTGGACTGGCCTGGATGACCTTGCCGGCGGTGTCGGTCTGCACCACGCCCATGCCGGCCAGCGCCGGATCGGCAGTCAAGACGTAGCGCGGAGTACCGAGAACGGCTGGCTGGCTCAGGCTCACGACCTTGCCGGCCGCGTCGGTCACTGCGGCGCCCGCCGCCTTCAGCAGCGGATCGACCGTCAGCACCCAGCGCCCCTGGTCCCGCGCCAGCGCATCCACCGCGTCGTTGGTGCGCGTCACCTGCGCCAGCGCGTCGAGGCGCACCACGCCGCCATCCGCGTCTGTGACCACGCTGTCGCCGTCGCGCAGCCCGGCCACATCGTCCGCCACCAACACCATGCGCGGCACCTCCGGCACCTTTTCAGCGACGGCCGTCACCGCTTCGGCCGAGGCCGCGCCGATGTTGCCCCGCGCAGCGGCGGGGTCCAGCACGTCGCCCAGGTTCGCCGCCGTCGCAAGCCGCGCGACCAGCGCCGCGGGCGACGGCACGGTGGTGATCAGCGTGGCTACCGGCCCCGCGTCATGACGATATGTGTCGTAAGAGATGTCCGGGTCGGCGTTGGCGACGTTGAACTGCGCCCCCTCCACGGTCGCCGCCAGCCCGGCCGCTGTGTCGGGATAGACCGGCGCATTGGTGAAGGCCTGCTCCTCGAGCGTGTCGAGCCGTGCATTCGTCGGCTCGGCGTCGGCCTTGGCGGCGAAGGCAACGGACATGGCGGTCGTCCCCAGGAGCTGGGTCCCAAGGTCGGTCACAGCTTGGCGGCCGGTCGATCCGCCGGAATTGCCCAGAACCTCATCAAGTGTCGTCTTGATGCCGACGCTGGTCGATTTGACGCCGCTTTCAGCCATGTTGAACCCTCATGAAATCACGGTTGAAAATGGTCCGGCGAGCGCGCCCAGAACATCGTCAACGTTTTGCGGGGAGACGTAGTAGTCGACGGCGCCCTGCGCGGCGCTGGTCGGCGTAGGCGCGTAGATCGCGATGTCGTCGACCGACCCGTCGAAGGAGTTGCGGCCGACGACGGTGACCCCGGTGACGTTCGCCGGCGCCACGAAGGTGCCGGAGGCAAAGCCGTTGTCGGCAACCGACGCCGTCTCGACATCGGTGTCGCCCTCGATGCGCAGATAGACCGAGCTGGCGGTGCGGTCGGACACGGTCATCGACCAGCGGTAGGTGGTGCCGGCGGTGAGGCTCAGCGGCTGATCGAGCGTGCCCAGGCTGCCCGGCGTATGCGTGGCCTTGCCGCCCGCGATGGTCCAGCCGCCGGCGGCCGTCCAGTCGTCGCCGGTCGCGAAATCGCCACCACTCACCGCGTTGGTGCGGGTCGCATCGCCGTCGTAGAGCGTGAGCGCCGTGCCGGGCGTTATCGCGGCCGGACTGCCGATCCGGTCGGTGTCGAGATCGGGCGCTACACCCGGCGCCGTCCGAAAGACCGAGACGGCAGTCGTCGCCGATCCGATGGGCAGCAGAACGGTGATCGCCGCGAAGCCCGGCCCGCCCTGGGCGGTGACCGTTCCCGGATCCAGCGGCGCGGGCAAGGGCGCCGCGCCCGATCCGACGGTGTGCAGGATGGCCGGGCTCGCCGGACTTTCCGCGCCATTGGCCGCGATGGAGATCGCGCGCAGCTCGACCACCTGGCCGCTCATGTAGCCGTCGATCTGTGCGCCGCCGTTGGTGGTGGGCAGGGTCACGCTGTCGAAGGCTGGCGCGCCTTGCAGCCGGTGCTCGATCCGGTAGGAGCTGAGCAACACCGCTCCGGACACACCTGGCGCCAGCAGAACGGTGATCGGCGCTTCTTGTGCTTCCGGGTCGCCAGCGCCTGGAAGCGGGAATGCGTAGACCGGCTCGCTCGCGATGCGGGTGATGCGCGGGGCGGGCAGGGCCGAGGCGGGCAGCGCGATCGGAGCGCCGACGCGCGGCGACCAGGCGGGCGGCACCTCGGCATCGGCCAGCGCGTCGATGATGGGTGCGGCGGCGATCAGCGACAGCCGCGCCGAAAAATCCTCGGCCGGTTCTATCTCGAGGATCTTCATCGGCAGGCTTTCGGTCGCAAGCGGCCCGACATGCACCACGTCGCCGGGCGCCGGCATCGCATCACTCACGATCAGCCGCAGAAGCGCGGTCTCGGTTCCGGTGTTCGCGATCTCGCGCACCAGGGAGGTGCCGATGCTGTCGTCCTCGTCCGCATGGACCCGGAAGCGCAGGCCGTAAACCTCAGCCGGGTCCATCTCGATCCGCTCGTCCAGTTCGATCACGCTGCCTTCGACGCGCACCACCCGCGCCGCGACCAGCGTCCGGTCCAGCGTCTGGAACGATCCCATCACCAGGTCGCCGCGGGTCGCGACCCGCGCGGCACCGTCCTGCATGCAGGTGAAGACATCGGGGCGATGAATGACCTCGTATTGTGCGCGGCGCGCCTCGCGCCAGATCTCGACGGGATCGGTTTTGCCGGGAAGGGGCAGGTCTTCGGTCAGGTCGATCGGGCCGGTATGTCCCGGCCAGCGCACGATCCGTTCGGCCGGCTGGTACCCGTTCGTCTCATCCGCAAACTGCACCCTGATCGCGTCGGGCGGCTCCTGGTAGCTGCGCTCCCAGGCAAAGGCGCGGGCGTTGCGATCGCTGACGTGATCGATCACCGGTTGGTCGGGCCGATCGATCACCACGGTCCATTTCTGTCCGTCGTGGCGCGGGGTGGCGCGGCCCGCGCGGGCGATCATCCGCAGCATCATCCCAAGCGTCTCGTCGGCCTCGTGCACCCGGTCGTATTTGAAGCCGCGCGCGGTGCAGAAGTCGTGCCAGTCCGCCAGCGCATCGAGGTCCAGCTCCGAGATATCCGCCGGATAGGGATTGGCCGGACCGGTCAGGGCGGCGCGGAACGCCGCCGCCGGATTGCGCGGCAGACCCTCGGCCCAGGTGCTTCCGGTCCAGTCCGGCGCACAGCGGCGCACAACAGCGTTGACGTCGTCGAGCTGCCCGCTCAGCTGGAACGTCGCGCGGATGCGCATCGCGACGAGGGCCAGAGGCTTGTCGAAGGCGATGGGATATTCCGGGCGGACCGACTGCATGGCCGAGAGGATGCTGCGGTCCGAGGTCTGCGTGTCGGGCCGCTCTTGCGTCATGCGCGTGACCTCGATCTCCCACCGGCCCCGGCTGGGCAGCTGCCAGGTGTATTGCCGAAAGAACCCCTCGCGCTTCTGTGCGACGATGCTCAGGGTCTCGACCTCGCTCCATTCACCGCCGGGAAGGCGCTGGCGGATGCGGATGTCGACGGGGCGCGAACGCAAATCGCCATTGTCCTTGACGTAGAACAGACCACTCGGAAAGCCGAAGATCAGGCTCACGATGTCGGTGTCGTCGGCCGTGGTGCGCACCACCGGCGTCTCGATGGGATCGCCCGTCGCGATCTCACCGGCGTCGTCGCGCGGGAAAGGCCGGACGAGCTCGACGCCCAAGGGCTCCTCGAGCACCTGTTGCGGGTAGAGGGTCACTGGATCGTCGTTCGGCCGGCCCTCGCGGATCTCGACCTCGATGTCGTCGAAGTCGTCGATCGACGTGTCGCCCAGGCGCAGGTCCTCGATCTGCACCGGGCCGTAGCCGAAGGTGAAGAGCGCGCGCACATACTGATCGTCGCCCACGATCTCGGTGTAGGAGGTGGCGGCGAAGGGCGGCGCCATGCGGTGCTGACCCAGCAGGTAGGGGATCGCCTCGTTGCGGCGCACCTGGTTGGACCAGCCGGTCAGCGCATAGGTGGAGGCGGGACGATCCGTGCGATTGTCAGGCGGCGGGGTCGGCGGGACAAGGCTGTTGACTAGCAACCGACCGGCCAGCTGCAGCCCGAGGCCCGTGAGGCTGAGCTGGGCGGCGGTGTAGCCGGTGCCGAACAGCGCGCCGGCGACGGTCGGTGCCAGGGCAATGGCGGCGATGGAAACCACGGCCAGCAGGATCGACCGCAACCCGTCCTTGCGCGGCACCATGCGCAGCACCACCTGGATGCCGGTTTTCGGTCGAACGTGCGACCAGAGGTGCTGCGGTACAGGACGTGACGCCTCGGTCGAGACCAGCACGACTCGCAGCTCGCCGAGATCCCCGGCCGTTGCACCCGGAAGCGCTGCGGCAACGATCTCGCCGACGGTCAGGCCCTCGGGCATGGTTATTGCCGTCCGCGCCTCGCCCGGATCGGCGAAGGGCGCCAGAAGCACCTTTTGCCCCGCGCGGGTCATGTCAGGGCCTCGTGGCGGAAAGCGCCGACCAGGCGCGCGGACCAATACGGATCACGGATGTCCGCGAGCTTAGACTGGTCCTCGCCGTGAACGTGCAGCATGTGCCGGGCTGTGGCGGCGATCGCGACGTGGCTGCGCAGCCGGCCCTGGCGGAAGACCAGCACGTCGAAGGACCGGATCACGGTTTGAGGCAGCCACGGCCCGCGCGCTTCGGCCGCGTTGATCAGGCGGCTGATCTCGCGGCGCTCTTCGGTACAGGTGTAGTCGCCGACGTATGACGGCAGGGAGATGTGCTTCTCTTCCCAGAGGCACAGGCGCACCAACCCCCAACAATCGACGCCGTCCCAGTCGCGCCCGAGGTCCTTGGCAGGGATCCCGATGTAGCGGTCAGACCAGCTCATCGGAACAGCCCCGGAAAGCGGTCCTTGGTGAAGCGGTCCATCGGCGCCAGCTCGTCCTCGATCGGTGCCCGCGACAGCGTCAGCGTCACCTCGCCGGCATCTCCGCCCGCCTGCATGAGCTTCAGGCCCAGGTACTGGTATTCGACCAGGTCCGGATCGGTCGACCGGACCACCGCCATGTGGACCGTCGCGCGGTCGGTGAAACTGCGCAGAACCTCGGCAATGCGGTTGTCGACGTTCTCCAGCACGAGGGCACCGGAGGCCGGCGCGTCTTCCTGGTCGCCCGGCAGCTCGGCCGAGACCAGGGCGAAGAGGAACGGCTCGGCCGAGGGGCTCGGGTCCAGCCAGGTCGATCGGGTGCCGTAGAGCAGCGGCTCGACGGACAACCTCTCGGTCGGATCGGTCGAGAGACGGATCGGCGCCTCGAGCGCGGGATGCTCGAACTGGAACAGCGCGATATCGACTTCCGCGGTGTTCGCGGCGTCGAAGCCTCGGCGGGCGTTGAGCGAAATCCGTCTCATGGCATCACCGAGATGTTGAACGACAGGGTGAAGCTTTGCCCGCGCAACGTCTCGCTCGGCGGCGTGCCGAAGAGGCAGAGCCAGCGCGCCGCAAGCGATACAGGCGCGCCGGCCGAGGTCAGCAGCGGGGCACCGGTATCGGTCAGCAGCGCCCAGCCGTCGGTGGTGGGATCGGGCATCCAGAACGGCAAGGTGCCGTGGCGCAGGGTTTCGACGTGGAACTGCTCGAACTCGGCCTTCTGGCTGCGCGAGACGACCACCGACATGGCAACCGTGCGCGGGACGCTGGAATAGCGTCGACGATATCCCGGAGGGCCGACCTCGGCGTTCTTCGCCAGCCGGGGGTCAACGAGCTGCCCCTGGTAGCCGCTGCGCAGCGGACGGGGCAAGGTCGCAGGCCAGTCGAGCACGGTCATCGCTTCGGCCCCGTGGTTTTCAGCCCGTAGGCCGAGCCTAGCGCGCGGCGCGCCCGGCCGCCCGGCATGGTCAGCGCATCGCCCACCGCATCCGCCAGGACGAAGCGGGTGCGGCGCTGGCCCGAGGGCAGCGTGTCTTCTTCGGCGGTCACGTTCACGCCCCGCCCGGTCTGGTCGATCAGCTGGATCACCGGACGGCCGCCGTCGGCAGGCATCGCCGCACCACCGCCGAAGGCGCCGCCGGCGGCAAAGGCGGGCAAGCTGCTCCCGATGCTCAGCGATCCGCTGTTGATCGCCTCGAGCAGCGCTCGGTTCTGCGAGGTGGCGCGGGCGTTGACGATGAACTCCCCCGACGAGATCCAGCTCAAACCGCCGTCCGACCGGCTGTCGCCACGGGCGTACTGCATGCCGCCGTCGGCGTTCTGCGGCACGCTTTCCAGACCGAGGGCGGAGCCGATCACGCCGATGAGCCCACCGCCGCTGCCGCCGCCAAGCAGCCCGGCGAGCGGACCTTCGCCCAGCAAGAGCGCCTGGAGCGCCGCGTCCTCGAGCGCCGCGGCCATACGGTCGATGGCGGATGCGGCCTCGTCGCCGCCGCGGATCAGCCCGCGCAGCGCGTCATAACTGGTCTGCTGGAAAAACTCCGCGCGCTCCTGCGTCCGGGCAATCGCCTGTTCCTCGCGCTGGCGGGTGGCGATGATCTCTTCGATCTGGGCGCGCTCGGCCTCGGTTGCGGCCGCAAGCGTCTCGCGGTTGCGCAGCATCTCCTTCTGGACCGGGTCGGTCTCGCGCAGAATGTCGAGCTGGCGCTGTTCGCTTTCGATGAGCCGCTCGACGGCCTCCCGCTGGCGCTCGAGCTCCTTCGCGGCCTTGTCGCGCTCGCCGCCGCCGCCGCCGCGGGACCCGCTGCTCCCTCTAGGAGTGGTGATCCTGTCAAAGTTCGCAACCGCTTGGCGCTGGCGCGCCCGGACACTGGCGTCGGGGATAACCTGCTGCCCCATGACCGCGTCTTCATCGGCCATCGCAGGTGTTGTTGTCGAAATCGCCAGAGCCCGCGACACGGCAATTCCGAGCCAATTCGCGAGACGCTCTGCTTCGGATGCTGCCGACGAAATACCGCTCGTGATGTCTAGGAGTGAGAGCGCCTGTTTGTGCTCGAATGCGCGCCGCATCTCGTCTGCAAGATCGCCGGTGACGCCCAGTGCTTCAATTTCCGCTTCAAATGCGCGCCGGGCGGCAGTCGCGCGCGCTTCGGCGACCTCGACGCTTTCGGCTCCGTGTTGAAGAGACAGGCGTTGGATCTCGTTCTCTTCGCGGAGCCCAGCCAGAATGTCTTGCGCAGCCGACCACTGTTCCAGCCGCGTGTTCAAATACTCGCGCGCGGATTGCACCAGGTTCGCGCCAACCTCTGCGGCATAAAGACCGGACGAGATCAGGCTTTGCTCCGCCGCGCGCAGATCTTCTTCGGTTTGAACAACCTCGTTTCGAAAAGCACGGTATTCCTCTTTCAGACCACCCGCGGCCCGTGCAGAGGCATCAACCGTAGCCAACAGCTTTTCGATGCCTGCAATCTGGCCGGAAATCTCTTCTGCCGAGAACAAATCGCTCAGAGACGACCGAATTGCGTCCGATGCACCATCGTTGCCAGCTCGGCTCAATTCCCGTGCGAACGCCAGTGCCGATTGCCCAATATTCTGCACGAGAGCTTCGGCGGCGTTTTTTGCGTCTGCCTCGATGCCCTCCCGTCCGATGTCCTGCAAGTCCTGGATCATCCTGGCGATCTCGGGGGAGATGTTGCCGAATTCTTCCCGGATATCCGACGCCGACCGCGTGGCGCGGTCCCGAAAATCATCGACCCGACCGCCCAGCCGTTCGAGGATGTCTTCCAGGCTCTCGGCTTCTTCTCCAGACGAACTCAGCCATTGGTACATCGCCGCACCGGCCGCGATCGAACCAATGGTAATCAGGTTGATCGGGCTCAGCATCGCCGTCGCGCCGCTCAGTAGCATTTTGAATGCGTCGCGGCCCGTGGCGCCTGACTGCTGGAACACCTGGCCGATCTGGGTGCCCTGCTGGATCGCGAGCTGAAGCGGGTTCTGGCCGGCGGCCAGCATCACGCCGATGTCGTTGAACTGTGCTGTGAGGTTGCCGACGGACCCTGCAGCAACGATATGGCTTTCCGTGACGCCACGGGCGCCCTGGGCGGCGCGGTCACCTGCGGCGGCGACCGCGTCCAGCCCGCCGGCGGTCTGCAGCGCCTCGTCGCCCATGGCATCGAGCGCGGTGGCGGCACCGCGTCCCTTCGAAGAGATCGCGTCGAACGCCTTTGTGACGTCCCGCGCCTCGCGGGCGACGGACTGCATCTCGGCCTTGGCCTGCTTGCCATCCGCGACCAGCGAAACTGCGTACCGGAACGTCATTTCAAGCCTCGTTCAATGCGGCTTCAGCACCGCTTTCGATGATCCGCACCTGCGTCCAGAGATCCGGGTCCGGATCGATCCCGGCAAGGCGCAGCCCGGCCTCCGCGCCGGCGTAGTCCAGGCCGTGGTGAACGCAGCCGCGCGGGCCGAGCGTGACGCGCCACTGGCTCTGGACCGCGAGGAAGGCGCGCAGGGCGGCAACGTGATCGGGCCAGACGCCGTCATCGTCCCGGCGGTCCGCGGTGAGCAACTCGAGAGGGATACCGAAGAAGGCGGCGTCTTTCGCCAGTTCCTCGTCGGCACGGGTATCATCCTCGAGCTCGCCGAGCGCCCAGGCGCGCCCGGCCCACCTCAGTTTCCCGCCTTGGCGCCGATCATCGCCGACTGGTAGCCACGCAGCAGACCGAGGCGCATATAGGGCAGCTCCAGCAGCTGGTCGCGCAAATCCTCGGAATAGGGCAGCGGCTTGTCCTGCTCGTCGACCATGTCGTCGAGGCGCACGAGGATTTTCCGGACCAGGTCCTTCAGCCCCTCGGCCGTCATGGTGTCGAAGCTGGCGAACTCGTCGTCGGTGATCACCTCGAAGGTGGCGCGGATCGTCTGTTCGTCGAAGCCGCCGTCGACCGGCACCTTGATCGGCACGACATGGGTGAAGCGGGGTGTCTTGGCGATCTTGAACATGGGCGGGGTCCTTGCAGGGTCAGGTGAGGGTGAGGGTCCACTGGTCGTTGCCGGCGCCTGGAAGCGGCTTCAGCCGGAGCGGCCATTCCTTAATCTTCTGCGCCTCGGTCACGCCCTGCGGGCGCTGCATCTGCGCGGTGGGGATGTTGAGCGCGCAGATGTTTCCGGCGGCAGTGCCATGCACGAGGTCGATCTCGACCGTCGCCTGGTCCCGCGCCAGGGCGAAGGGGTCGAGCGTCGCGAGCGGCGTCGCCTCGATCTGCATCTCGATCATGTCCGACCGATCGACGATGGCGATCTCTTCGGCGCCGATCAGGAAGCGCGGCTCGACCTCGTTGCCGAAGCCCAGCTTGAAACTGCGCAACACGTGGTTTGCCGCATTGATCGAGAAGCCGGGCGTGTTGGCCTTGGAGGCCATCAGCGGCTTGAGGAAACCGTCGAGGTTCACGGTGGGCAACACCTGCGCCGACGGCTTGGTCCAGAGCCCGGTGAAGGTGAACTCGAGATAGGGGATGCCAGAGGCGTTGACGGTGATCTCGCAATTACCGCGTGCGCCCAGCAGTGTGTAGAGCGTTCCGTCGATGTTGAGATAGAAGGTGGCGCTTTCGAAGGTGCCGGAGATCGGGTTGTAGGTGACATCCGTGCCGGCATCGACGGTTTCCGCCACGCCGCAGGCTCGGATCAGCGGTCCCCAGGCGGGCGCGGTCCCGGCGGTGCCCGATCCGGCCAGTTCGACCTTGAAGGTCATGACCATGTGCAGATCGTAGGGGATCGTGCCGGACGCACCGAGATAGACCGTGTCGTGGTTGCGGTCCTGGTCGGAGCCTTCCATCGGGCGGATTGCGATTTCCGTGGCGAGGATCGCGTTGGCAGCACCCGTCGGCACAGCATCGGTGCCGTAGGTGGTCTCGATCTTTGCCAGGAAGGTCTTCTTGCGGAAGAACAGCGACATTTATGCCTCCTCGGATGTCTGGGACGCCCTGCCTTCCGGGGCAGGCTTGCTCTTCGGATTGGCGGTGGGGCGCGGCTGGCCCTTGTCGTCGCGCAGATAGCTGCCGCCGGACTGGGGCAGAGCGGGCTTTTTCGTCTTGGGCATCAGAAGATCCTCAGCTGGTCGGAGATGGAGAATTCGATCTGGTAGGCGAGGCGCCCGACGCCCGGATCGATGATGTTGGCGCGCGTCAGCTCGAAGACGCCGGCTTGGTCGCCCGGCGCCCAGCCGGCGACGGCCTCGATGATCTCTCGCAGCATCGGGTGCAGCCTCTGCAGCGCCCTGGCACCCAGCTGGTCCAGCGAATTCACGATCAGCACTACCGCGATGCTCTCGCGGATCGGCTGGATGAACCGACCGGCGGCAGCGGTCGCGGCGCTGCCCTGCAATCCCAGCGGCAGGACGTAGGCCGCGACGGGAAAGGCGGGCAGGCTCTTGCGCTGCATCAGCGTCGTGAACTCGGCCGCGCCGAAGGTGCGGCTCTGCAGCTCTGCGACCTGCGCCTCGAGGCGGGCGATGACGTCGTCGATCATCAGATGAACCCCTTGAGACTGTCTTCGGTCATCGGGCGTTCGCGGTCGGTGACCTGCGCGCCGCCGCCGCCGGTGGTCGCCGGCGCGACGCCGTCGGCGCGCAGCTGGACCACGCCGCGGGCGATGTCGCGCAACGTGACCAGGGCGTCCTTGTAATCCTGGACGATCTTGCCGTTGGGCTCATAGACATGCAGCTTGTAGATCGCGATGGCCTTGGCCAGGTCGCGGATCAGCGGGTCGACCGTGCTGAGCGGCAGCTGGTATTTCGCCGCCAGGTGCCCGTTGATGAGGGCATCGGTATCGGCCAGCGCCGCATCGACCACGTCGGTGTCGATCATGTCGGTGGCCACGTCGCCGCGATCGGTGAGACCGATGAGCTGGCGCTCACCGTGCCGGTCGATCAGGTCTGCAAGCGAAGTGTAAGCCACGTCTCGTGTCCTCGGTCAGGAAAGGCCCGGCGGCATATGCCATCGCCGCCGGGCAAGGTGTCGCCTTGATGCGGCGGTCAGTCCGCCGCGGCGATGGCAGGATGCCAGGCGACGATCAGCAGCGGATCGTCCTCGAGCGCCTGAAGATCGGCCTCGGTCAGCTCGTCCATCGGGATCAGAACCGGTTCCGGCCCGAAGGCACGGCCGGCGCGGCGGCGGCCCTGGCGCGGTCCGATCACCTCGATCATGTCGGCGATGCCCAAGCCGAGCTCTTTCGCCTGGGAAACCATCGCCGCCACTTCCGCGCCCTGGTCCTTCGCCAGGTCCGCAGCGGTCCCGGCGGGGGCGCCCTCAGCCCCCGCCGGCGCCGTCTCGGACGCGTCCGATCCGGCGGCAGCCCCCCGCGCTGCCTCTGCCTCAGCCACGCGTGCGGCCAGGGTATCGTCGCCGATGTTGGCGGCGAACTTGACGCCCAGCTCGTTGGCCTTGGCCTCCAGCGCCTCGCGCTCTGCGGTCTTCTCGGTCATCGCAAGACCCTCCCTTACGCCAGCCACGGCACCACGAGCAGTTCGGCAGTGCCTTTCCACTCGTTGGTCTCGCCGCCGGCGGCGTATTCGGAGTTGAGGATCTTGCGGCCGGCGCTTTCCAGCGCGGGCGGCACGACCAGCAGTTTGGGCATGATGCCCAGCGGGCGGCCGTAATCGCCCTTCATGCCCTGCAGCGCGGCGCGTGCGGTGGCGTAGTTGGCCGCGTTCAGCGTCTGTTTGGAGCCCCACGCGAATTGCCAGAAGCCGAAGCCAGTATTGAAGCGCGCGTCGGCCCCGTACTGGAACTCCTTGTTGTTGAACACCGCGTCATCCGTGAGCTTGTCCTTGGCGACGAACTCGAAGTCGCGGCGCTTCTGCAGGATGATCGGCTTCAGCGCACGACTGTCGTCGATCAGGAACCAAGGTGCGCCGGAACCACCGTCGGTGTTGGCGACCGAGATCACCTGTCCCTTTTCGTCCAGCACCGGATGGTCGGTGTCGAAGAAGTTCTGGCCGTCGTAGCAGGGCTGGCTGAAACCGAGCTTCAGCGTGTCCGCGAAAACCAGCGTATCTTTCTTGGAGCCTGTGGACATGCCCATCTCGGTGAACATCGGGGCGTAAATCCCGAGGTTATCGGTCTCGATATCGTCGCGATCGACGCCGATGGTCAGTTCCCAGGCCTTTTCGGCGATGGCATAATCGTGCTGCGACAGGTTCTGCACCGCGCGGGCGCCGATCCATTCGCGGACGTTGGGCATCTTGCCGAGCCAGCCGTACTTCTGCTCCTTGGTCATCGACGGGACTTCGGTCGCGACGCGCGACCACATGCTGGGCGCCTGGCCCAGGCCGTTCTGGAAGTTGGTCTTGAAGCCGACACGCAGCGTGTCGAGGTTTGCGGCATTCACCAGCATGGTCTGATCTCCTTAGGAGGCGTTGGTCAGGGCTTCGTCGAAGCGGACCCAGACGCCGGTGGCGTCCACATCCTCGACGATGCCGGCAGGGGAGCGGGTGGAGGACCCGTTCGTCTTGGCGACGGTCTGGTCATCGACGGCGAAACACACCGCGCCGATGTCGCCGATGGCGATCGCGTCCGCGGCGGCCGAGTTGGCGAAGTGAAACACGCCCGGCAGATACTCCGCGCGAAGATCACCATTGGCGCCGGCGCTGTTGTCGACCCGCGCCTCGGACCGACCGACGCCGACGAGGCCGGTGGCGGTCTGGCCTTCGACCAGGTAGCCGGCGGCGTTGCGCATCACGATCGCCCCGGCGAAGAGCGTGGTGGCCGCGGCGACAAGGCCGGTGCGTTTGTCGCCCTGAAGGCGGGCGGTGTTGCGGTCCTGGGTCAGGGCGGGCATCAGAGCGTCTCCTGTGCATCACGCTCGGACTTGAGCGTCTTGAGATATTCATCGGCCGGGATGCCCAGCAGCTTCGCTGCTTGGGTCTGTTCGGCGCTCAGCGCGATGGCGCCATCCTTCGCTGCCGGGGCGACGAGGGTGGTGTGGGTGGCGCCCAGCTGCGGCAGGGAGTTGATGATCTTCTCCGCCTGCTCGGGGTTCTGGACGTGCAGCGCGACGTATTCGGCGCGCGCGCCTTTCACGCCGACACGCTTGCCGGCGATGGCCTTGTCGATGAAGGCTTCGGCAGCGGCCTGTTTGCCGCCGGTTTCGAGCTTGTCGAGCCGGGCCTGCAGCGCCGTCAGGGTTTCGGCCTGCTCGCCGGCGCCGGCCTTGAGGCCCTTGGCAGTGGCGACGAGCGCCTCGGGTGTGGCATCGCCTTCGACGCCCAGGGCCACGGCAATGGGCGACAGGGCGGCACTCAGCGCCTCGCTGTCGGGCTTGTCGGCTGCGAGCTTGGCTTCGAGCGCCGCCATGACTTGCTCTTCGGTGGCGTCCTCCGCCAGGCCGAGCATCTTGGCCAGTTTCTGGAGCATGGAATCTTGGTCCTTCCTGCTGAGAGGGGTGAGGTCCCGCACGGCGGGATCGTTGGTCAGCGCCGCACGGGCGATGGCGGTCAGCTTGCCCTTGGCGTCGGGCAGGATGACGGGAGAGATGCCCCAATAGGCCCGATCCGACAGCAGCTCGGTGCCGCGACGTGTCCAGTCCACGCGCCCCCAGATGCCATCCTCGCGCTCTTCCATCTCGACGATGTAGCCGACGGCCGGAGCATCTAGCCCCAGCTTGCCGGCGGTCTCGGTCGAATGGTTGAGGTCGATATGCAGGCGCTTGTGGCTGGCAAAGCTGAGGCGGATCACTTCGGCCGCGTCTTCATAGCGCCAGGGACCGCGGCCATCGACGGCGCGGAATTCGCCTTTGGGGATCAGGTGGACCCATTCGGGCACCGATGCTTCGCCGCTGGGCGCGGGCAGTTCGATGACGGAGAGGGCGATGGGTGTCTTGTCCATGCGGCGATCTTTGCCGCGCGGACCGCACCCGAAACATTGTCAACAGGTTGACCGGACGACAAGTGCCGTACTCACGCTACCCTGATCCGCGGTGCCGCCTGCGTCAATCCCCGGCGGCAGTGCCCAGGTATTCGGTGATCGTCTCGAGGATGTTCTCGCGGTCGGTCGGGCCGACGCCGAGGAAGGGCCGGGCCGGGATGTCGCCCCAGGGGATGGTCATGAAGAAATCCCGGCCGTTCTTGTCCTTGCCGATCCGCGCGCCGAATTCCCCTTGGGCAGCACCCAGCTGCATCACGGCGGCGTAGATCATGTTCGATCCCCATTCGACCGACGTGGCGGTGGCGGCGTGGCTGATCGTGGTCGAGAGGCTCTTGCTGGGACCGATCAGGGGGCGCGGGCCGGGCGTGTCGCCGCGTTTGGCGTAGGCCGCCAGGGTCGAGGGCTTGCGCGGCGCCCAGGCGTTGCCCTCGGGATCGGTGCCGGTGGCGAAGTTCTGTTCCGTGCTTCGGACCATCAGCTCGCCCAGGTCCTGCATCAGCGGCGTCATGTCCGTCAGCGCCGCCGCGAGCCGCGTCAGCCCTTCGGTGATCTCGTCTTCCTTGAGTTCGTGGCGGATCATGCGTATATCCCTCTTTGCAGGCGTGACACGGTAATATTCTCGCGGCCGTAGCACGATCTTCGGATCGGAGCGCTATGTGGGGTAGCCGGCGAAAGCTGGAAGCGGGGCCCCACCGCCTGCATCATCCTCTTTTCAGCAACCGCCGAATGACCTGAGCGCGCAGGAATGGGTCACCGCTCATCCGCCGGAAGCTTGTCAGGAACAGGCCCTGGCCGGAGCTGGTCGCTTTGACGACAACGAGGTGGCCGTCATCGGCATCGCGGATGAAGACCATGCTGCGCGGCGTGTCGCGGACGCGGTGCGTTGCTTCGTCGACCGCCAGCTGCGCCATGGCGTATTCGGCCGGCGTCAGCTCCGGATGTTCGCGCAGCTGCTTCCTTGCGGTCTCCTCGCTCATATCGGCGACGCGCCGCTGCGCACCCAGGGAGGCGGCATCCTCGGCCGAGAGGCGCACCATAGGCCAGTTCCCGCGCGGATCCTTCAACCACGCCTCGAAGCCTTCGCGTAACCAGTCCTGGATCAGATCGACCGACGGCTGGTCCGGCAGGCGGTCCAGCCGGTCTCGCAATGCCAGAACCGTATCGCTGACCGTGGCGCCGGGCGCATAGTCCCAGCCCTTGCCGATCCCGCGGGGCGCGCCGGTGCGCGGGTCGATCGACTGCCAGCCGTCGGGCAGCTCCTTGTCCGGATCACCGCCCAGGCGCCGAACGCCGGCAGGGGTCCGCGCGCCCGAGACCGAGCAGCTGCAGCCCCAGCCATTGGGAGGGAAATGCGCGGCCCAGAACGGATGGTCCGGCGGCAGGGCGATGCCGTTCCAGGACAGATGGTCGAGACGCGGCTCCACCGATCCGCCGTGGAAGTAGACCCAGAAGGCGTAATTGCCCTCGGTCAGCTGAGCATAGCGCCCGGCCATGTAGCTCGTGCGCATGTTGGTCCGGTAGATCACCCGCGTCCGCCAGGCTTCGCCGGCTTTCGTGCCTTCACCGGTCCAGCCGTGCCAGCCGCGGCGCTCGACGATCTCGCGGAAATCGCGGCGGAACTCCTCGAGGCTCGTGCCGTTCGCGATCACCTTGTCGACGGCGGTGGCCAGGTCGGCCAGCAGATCGGCCTTCGTGGCACCTGCCACCATGAAGGCGCGGTCGTGCGCGCTGCGCTTGATGTCGTCCCAGCGGCTGGTCGGAACAAGATCACCCAGGCGCGCACGGAAGGCCGCGACCTGTTCGGCAAACGGGCGACGGAAGGTAATGGCAATGGGCGAATCAGGAGGTGCCATCTACCATGTCTCCATGGGTGAGGATCTCGAAGCGATACTGTTCGGATTTGCGCAAGCGATGTTCTCCGGCGAACCTGTATCGAGCACCACTCCGGACTTCGAGGCGGCACTGGCGAAGCTTTCCGAAAATCGCACCTTGAAAGCGCAGTCGGCGATGACGTGGCCGATCCCGGCCAAGACCGCTTTGAGAGAGCTGCTGATTTGCTGGATATTCGTCATTCGGCAGTCGATCGAACAGGGCGATCCATCTCCGGTACCGCAGGACTGGATTTCCGGTTCATCCTCGACACGGCTAAACGAGAAGCTCGTCGCCGAAATTCTGAATAGGTCAGACGCGCTGATATCGCTGTCTCAACGCAGGCGCCAAGCTCTCGAAGATCGCGGGCGGATGCACTGAGCGCGATCTGAAACGCACGATCGTGCGCTGCGTCGGTTTCAGACATCGGCCTCATCCTCCACCGTCGCCCGGCCGCCGGCTTCAGCGCCCATCAGCGCGAGGGCCATCACGTCGGCGAGGCCGGCGCTGTCGAGCGTCGGGTAGGCGCTGAGAAGGGTTGCGCGGAACTCCTCGAGCGATCCCGCCACCTCGAGCATTGCCTCGATCTGTCCCAGCATTTGGCCCATCTCGGGTGCGGCCTCCCGCGCGAGGCGATCTTCGGCATCGGCAAGAACCGCAGAGCGGCCCGCTGAGGCGCTCAATCTCTGAAGTGGGGCGGTGACCCGCGAAAGACCGAGATGGGTATTCAATGGGTATTCAACGGCGCTCTCCGGGGGCATTGCGCCGGAACCCGGCGCCGAAGGTGCGCCTGGCGCCGCGGTTTTGGCCAGCGGGGTGAGGATTTCCTCCCCTTTCTTGGGTTCGGGCAGGCCGAACTTGCGCATGACGGCGGGCTTCGACACCTGGAGGCCCCGGTCGATCAGCGGGCCGACTGCTTCGGCGAAGTGCTTGAGGTCTTCCTCCTCCGGCCGTTCGATCTTCAGCCGGGGATATTTCGCCTGCGGCCCGAACTCGAGATCGATCCAGGGCCGGATCAGGTCGCGGTTGAGGATCGCCGCCAGGGCCTTGCAGTCGGCGCGCTCGATCACCTCCTGGACCTCGCGGTGTTCCTTGCCGGATCCCAGCCCGCCGGTTTCCGCGTCGGTGGTCGCGGTCTGTCCCAGCACCGCCTTGGAGATCTGCTTGTCGAGCCAGTCCGACCGGCGCTCGTAGTGATCGGTCGACGAGCCGATGCTCTTGGCCTCGACGAATTCGATCATCATGCTCTCGGGGATGATCGCAGCGCAGTCGCCGCCGATGTTGGCCACGGCCCGGAACAGCGTGTTGCGGTCCTTCTCGTCTGCGCCGGGGCCGTATTTGCCCACCCGGATCGGCTGGCCGTAGGTCTGGGTGAAGATCGCCCAGTCGCGCTGGGTGTACGCCTTGAAGAGCCAGTTCCAGACCGCAAGGCGCGCGAGACCCGATCGCAGCGGCAGTCCGCTCTTCGCGCGCATCCGGGCGTAAATGAACTTGTACGCCGGATACGGCTCTTCCTGGCCGGTCTCGCTGATCATCAGGGGCGTGGTGAGGTCGTGATTGGCAAAGCGGAACCAGCGCGGATCGCGGTATTCCAGCCGCTCCGGCCGCCATTGACCTTCGGAGGTGTCCCAGATGATCTCGGTATGGCTGAAGCCCTTGCCGACGGCATCCAGGATGTCGAAGAGCTCGTCGGCCAGTTCGTCCCGTGTCAGCCAGTCGCGGACCGTCTGGGCCATCCGCGTGTCGTGGCTGTCTTCGCTGGCGTCTTCGATGGTGATGTCGATCTGGCTGACCGATCGTTTGCGGGTGCCCAGGACACCGGCGTAGTGCGGGTCGCGCTCTTCGATGATCTCGGCCAGCTCGAGGTACCGGATCGGATCGCCCATGTCCGCCTCGCGCAGGATGCCAGCCAAGCGGCGCGGGTCCAGCCCGTCCGCCGGCGACCCGCTGATCGGCGAGCGCACGCCGCCGAAGGTCGGCGCCGCGATCTCCTGCGTGAGCTGCGCCTTGCGCACCGGCTGGCCGCGGGCATCGAGCAGTTGCGGTGTTCTGGCCATCACAAGCCTCCTCTCATTCCGGCACCCAGCGGCGCGCGCCACCAGTCCCGGTTGATGCCGTCGTCTTCGTCGGGCTCATCGCGGAACCCGCCGTCCTGCCGCGGCGGCGTGACGCCGCGATACTCGTATTCGACCGGGGCGGCCTGGGCGGCGGCGACGGCCAGCGCCAGCGCCCAGAACCGGTCGGCGTGGCCATCGGTCTCGCCATCGGCCACGAGGCGACGGATGCCGGTGGGTCCGACGCGGGACCGGATCGCATGCAGATCGGCACGCAGAACCGGGTCGCCGGCGGGGATCGCCACGGTGCGGTCCTGCATCGCTTCCTTGAGGACGGTGGCCAGCTCGAGCTTGCGCGTGCTGGTGAAGAGCACCCCGTCGACACGACTGGATCCGTATCGGCGGATCGCATCCTCCACCGGCTTTTCGCCCATGCCGGTCTGGTCGATCGCCACGCGCAGTACGTTGTATCGATCGAAAACCTCGTCCAGAAGCCGATCCTGTTCGGCGAAGGCGATGCGCTTTTCGGCGATCACCTCGCGGGTGATCAGCTGGGCGCCGGTATCCTCGACCACCCAGATCACGAAGAGGTCGTTGCGCGCGGCGATGTCCACCCCGACGTAGACGCCCTTGCCGCCGTAATGCTCGGGGTATCCGGCGATCGGCTTCTCTACGCTGGCGATCAGATCGTAATCCAGCCAGCTGCTGGCGGCGTCGAGCCATTGCAGCTCGAACTCCTGCGCCCAGGCATCCTCGTCCGCCATGCCGGAGCGCAGCTCGTCGATATCGACGTTCAAACCCTGTTCAACGGCCTGGTAAATGTCGACGTGATGGCGGGACCAGCCGTTGTCGTCGGCGGTCATCAGCTCGTAGAACTTGTTGCCCTTGCCGTTCGGGGTCGAGATCACGCGGATCTTGTGCCCGCCCCGCGCCGCGACCGGAAAGGCAGATCCCCAGATCCGGCGGCTGTCGCGATGGAAGGCGAATTCGTCCAGCAGCAGGTTGCCGCCGAAACCGCGCGCGGCATCGGGTGAAGCGCTGAGCGCGGTGATCCGCGATCCGCCCGGAAACCGGACCTCGTGCGTCTTGTAGGTGGCGTCCAGCTCGGGGCTGTAGAACTCGCCCTCGTCGAATTCCGGCGCGGCCCCTCGCGCGATCTGGTTGTAGGCGGCCCAGAAGCCCCGGACGATGGGCTTGAGCGCATCCTCCATCGCTTCCTTTGCCGTCGCCTCCGACCGCGACAGGATGGTCCAGCGCGCCTTGCGCCCGGCGATCTCTGCCTGAAAGCAGTCGTCGGCGATCTCGCCGCAGGCGCCGAAGGTCTTGCCGCCGCGCCGGGTGAACATCCCGATCTTGAAGCGCGCCTGGTCCTGCAGCCAGCGCTTCTGGTAGGGCAGGAAGGTGATGACGGGATCGGTCATCTCCGGTCCGCCTGGCGACGCAGCTCTTCCAGAGCGAGCCGGGCGCGTGTGAGGTTCTGGTCAATGTGGTGGCTGCGGCAGAAAGTATGGTTTTCGAGATTGAGCAGCCGGCGATGCAGACCGCCCCAGGTGCGCCCGTCAACGCGCTCTCCGGCGAGATGCGCTCTGATCTGCCGCGCGGCGTCACTGCAAGCGACAGCCACGCCAAGACGCCGGTCGCGGCCATGCCAGTAAGCGGCTTGCGCTGCCATGTCGTTCGCGATCTGGGCCGGGGTCGCCATCAGCAGCTCTCCCAGTATCCGCCGCGCAGCCAGCCATGCCAGTGGCCCTCGATGTTGACCGAAGGTGTCAGCGTGGCGCTGTCGGACTTTCCGTCCCAGCACCAGGACGAGACGATGGCGGCCGGCTTGAACCCGTTGCCGACGAGGATCCGCTGCTGCAGCCCGCAGCCGCACGGGCAGAAGAACCACAGGTGTCCTTCGCCCTGGTCGCCCGGCGCGGTGAAGTGAACCGATCCCGCCATGCGCTTTTCGCGGAAGTCGCGGATGTCGCTGAAATGTACGGCCCGGATCATCTTGCGTCCTCCGAAAGGTGGATCAGGTAAGGTTCGCCGCGCCACCAGCTGAGATGCGCGACATCGCCAAGGTGCGTGACCAGGACCTCGCGCCGGCCGAAGAGCCAGGCGAGTGCCGCCTTCCAACGCGGGCCTTTGCGCCAGCGCCAGTCGCCGACCAGCAGGATCGCGTCTTCGACGACGCCAGGGCGGCGGTTCATGATCATGATCCGAACCCCATGACTTCGCGGGCGGCCTGCGCGGCGGCGGCGTCGATCGCGCCGCTGGCGACGCCGTCGTCGAGGCGGTCGAGCGCTTCGGCTTTCGCCGCCTCCTGCGCTTGCCGCGTGATCCGCGCACGTTCATCCGCCAGCAGTTTCTCCCGCATGCCGGAGCTCGACATGAGATCCTTGAGCATCCGACCGAGTGACATGAGGTCCTTGGGTTCGAGGTGCCCGTCTTCCTCGCGCACGGCATGGATCATGTGGACGGCGCTGGTGGCGATCATCTGCATCAGCACCTTGTGCAGCTCGCCTTCGGCTTCGATGTCCATGTCGGACAGCAGCGTCTCGGCGATGCTGAAGGCCTCGCGCTGATCCTTCAGGGCTTTCGAGAACTTGCCGACGGCCGTCTTGCCGACGGTCAGCTCCAGCCCCTGTTCCTGGAGCCGGAAATTCAGCGCCTCGGTGACGTCGACGATATCGGCGAAGCCGCGCGCCGCCAGTTCCTCGCGCAGCCAGTCGCGCAGTTCCGGCGGGATCAGGTCGAGCTTGGCAGGGGCCGGCATCGCTCAGTTGCCCGGACGGGGGCGCTGGACGCCGGGATAGGTCACGATGCCCTGGGCAACCTCGACCCCGCGAACGGTTGCCGTGGCGATGACGAACCCGTGGTGGTCCTCGGCATTGAGCAGCCCTTGCTCCTCAAGCCAGCGGATCTCGCCCACGACCTGGTCGCGGGTGTAGCCGATGCCGAACCGGCGCAGCAGGTCGGTCATCATCGACACGTTGGAGGTGTAGCTCGGCGCATCCGCCAGCATGCGCAGGATGGCGATGCGGGCGTGTTCGCGCAGCTCTTCGGCGTAGCTCACGGGTCAGTTCCCTTTCAGCAGGTGATCCTCATGCCGGGACACGATCTGCTCGAGCCGGGACATGATCTTGGTGTTGCCTTCCATCACGGCCTCCATGCGGGACATGGTCCCGCCGAGCCGTTCGATGTTGATCTGGATCGAGTGGATGTCCTCGCGCGATGGCAGCCCGCCGACCGAATGTTCCAGCTTCGAGATCCGCTGGTCCATGCGGTCCATCCGGTCCGAGCCTTCCTTGAACCGGCGATCGTAATCCTTCCGGCGCGTGGCGACGAAGGTGTAGACCATTGCCGCGATCGGCAGGACCTGAAGGAAAAGAAGCCAAGCTTGGGCAATCGTGAAGGTCATGCAGGTTCCTCGAAGGCGTCGTGAGAAGGTGCAAACGTCCCGAACGCCTGGCCGCTGCCGACAAGGCAGGAGAGGCCGTTTGGCAGTGAAACGATGATGGTCCAGGTGCCGCCCTCGGATGCCCAGAGCTCCATGAGGTTGCCTTGTGCGTCGAGGCCCATCGCCTGGACGCGCTCCTGGTATTTTTCGGACAGGCGGCCGGCGACGTGGTCGCGCGGGGCGCAGGTCGACGGCACCTGGGCCATCAGTGGCGCCGCCATGAGCACCAAGAAAAGCATGGCCACTAACCGGATCATGCGGCACCGCCTTTCCGGCTGAAGAACTTGCTGGCCACGTCCTTGACGGTGTGCCCGCCCATGTAGAGCGCCATGTAGAGGCCGGTGAGCTGCAGCAGGACAGACAGGTCCGGCGGTGGCAGCGCGATTTTCCAGATCGCGTTGGCGACGTGCAGGATCACGAAGGTCCAGAGCCAGAGGAACCCAACCAGGTACATGCCCAAGGGGCGCCAGGCCCGCATCCAGTTGGGATCACCCCGCTCGGACATCAGCTGGTCACGCTGATACTCGAGGGCCTGGGCATAGAGCGCCAGCCGTTCGGGCAGGTTCTCCTCGGTCTGGCGAATGGCTTCCTGGACCACGTCCGGCTGCGTCCGCGCCGCGTCGTCCAGGTCCCGAACGGGAATGCCCGCGCGTTCCGCGATGGCCGACAACACGTCGGTCACGATCTCGGCGCTCTCCGAGCCGATCTGCCGCGTCAGCACCTTTCGGACCAGCGGCGCGCCGATCTCGGCGGCAAGGGCGATCAGGGCTGAGCTCATGTCAGAACCTCCTCAGGAAACGGGCGGTGGCAGGGGCGGCGGTCTGGATCTTGGCGGCGACGGCATCGCGGTACTGCCAGGCGCGATACCCGACCCAGACCACGGCCAGACCGAGGCCGGCCCAGATCAGCCAGTCGGGCAGGGCGGCGATGTTGAAAGCTTCGGCCCCGGCCGTGCCGGCAGCGGCGGTGCCGCCGACGGCGCCGTCCTGGCCCGCCTTCGCCCGCGCATCGAGCATACGTTGAAGGGTGCTGAGCGTGGCCCGGCCGATCAGCCCGTCGATGGTCAGATCGTGATCGCGCTGGAACTGCATCACCGCGGCCTTGCGGATGCCGCCGGGATCCTCGCCAACCTTGTAGCCGAGCTTGGCAAAGCCGACGCGCATGGCCTGGATCTCGGCGGGCGTCACCGAAACCACGAACCGCGCGCGCTCGGAGGTCGGGCTCTGGCCGGCCACGCCGGCGCCGTAATCGCCCAGGCGGATAAGGTTGAACTCTTCCTGCCTGCGGCGCACGAGACCGGGCAACACGCGCCCGCCGCCTTTTTTCCAGAGCTTGATGCGCCGCTCGACTTCGCTCCAGTTGCGCTCGGCCCAGGCGCGGACCCAGCTGGCCTTGGCGATGGCGCCAGTGTTGAAATGAAAGCTGACCGCGCCGTCGAATTCGTGTTGGTTCGCGCCGGGCATCGTTCGAGCGACGGCGGGCTCGTAGTTCCGGCCCAGGGCGAGACCCAGCAGGCGGCCGGCTTCGGCCTTGGTGATCTTCATCTGCGATCGCGGCGTCACCACGCCCGAGGCGGCGGTCAGCCCGGCGCCGATGGTCCAGATCCCCACCGGATCGCGATACGCTTTCAGGACGACGCCTTCGTGGCGTTCCAGAAAGGCGATGCCCTTGTCGGATGTTCTCATGCTGCCCCCGGAGGTTGTCGCGCGCCGATTGCGGCGCCAGTCCGGTGCAGAATGCCGAAAGCGCTGCGCGCCGGGCATTGTCAACAAGTTGATCAGAAGAGCTTGAGCTGTCGGGTGTCTTTGGGGGCGCCAACTGCGCCGGACGATCCGTCGGACGGTTCGCGCAGGTATTTCCACACCGCCGAGCTGCTGACGTGCAGAGTGCGCGCAATTCGGTTCTTCGACAAGCCCTCAACGCGGACCAGCACATGCGCCAGCCAGCGCCGGGCGGTCGGCACCCGGATCGTCTCGCCGGGACGCAGGGCGCAGAGCGCCTCGAGCCGCTTGCGGCCAAGCAGAGCTTCGACTTCGCTGCGCCCGGCTGGATCGCTGGCGAGGTACAGGCGCGCGCCACCGAACTCGAGCAGGAATTTCACGGTAAGCTCAGGCCCCAGCGCGTCGATGAAGACCTGGACATGGGCCGGGGCGCGGGGATAATCAGCCATCGTCGATCTCGCGGCGGCGCTTGTAGGAGCCGATGTGTTGGGGTGCCTGATTGGCCAGCTTCACGGTAATGACCCGGCCCGAGCGGCTGAGCTCGTAGATGAAGCCGCCCGACACGACGGCGCTGGCGCCGTGTTCCAGGCCGAGCGCCACCGTGCGGCCGATCTCCGATCGCACGGCCTCAATATCCTCGCCGCGCACCCGTTCGAGGAACCGCAGGACGGCATGATCGGTCACGGGGTGCAGCGGCTTTTTCATCGGGCATGCTCCGACCAGTCGAAGTCGATCTCGGCCCGGTCGCCCCAGGCGCGCAGTGCTTGGATCACCGCGTCGATCTGGGTCCAGTCGCGCATCATGTCGACGTCGGCCGGGACGGATCCCCAGCTGCGTTCGAACCGGCTGCGGATGAAAGCGTTGAGGCCGCGGCGGCTCGGGTCGCGCAGTGCGCCCGCATCGCCCAGCTTTCGCCAGAGGACGTGGATCATCCGAAGATCGGCCCGCGGCGCGCGCTTGTGCCGGGTCTTGCCGGGCCGAACCTTGAAGCCCTTGGCCTTCAACGCCTCGAGGACCGCCTTCAGCTGATCCTCGGTCATGTTCGCCATGCTTTCCTGGCCGGTGGTGACCAGCTGCAGATCGCGCCGGGCATCGCTGTCGATGCCCAATTCGCGGCACCCGACGTGGATCAGCTTCTGGATCTCGCGGGTCATTGCCTATGCCTTCGCGAGGTCGATGGTGATCGCTTGCCAGGGCGCATCGAAGGTGTCGCGGCGGTGGCAGCGCACATAGACCTTCGAGCCGATCACCCGCATGGCATCGCGGATCGCCTGCATCGCCTTCACCCAGCGCGGATCGTCAATGTCGAGACGCAGCAGCATGAAGATCTCGGCGCGGTTGATCTGGCCGGCCTTGTCGGTGTTGAAGGCGCGGGTGACGATCGTGCGGATCTCGGCGCGCGCGTCCGACGCCCATTCGGTCAGGCACTCATCGACCAGGTCCTTGGCGATCTGCAGCTCCGGGCCGAAGTCGATATGATCGGCGACCTGGACGGTAACCTTGAGCAGCCCGTCCACGCTCATGAGGGTCTTGTTCCCCTTCTTGCCGCCGATGGTCGCATCGTACTCCTGCGCCAGCAGCGCCTCGAAACTGCCGATGTCGTCGAAGGTGTGGTCCTTGAACCGGGACACCTGCGCCGAAAGGTCAACAGCATGGCCGATGATCTTGCGCACCGTCTCGTCTTCGAGCAGGTGCTGCGGCTTGACCAGGTCGACGGGCTGCCAGCCGCCCTTGCCGTCGCCGATATATTCCTGGCCGTCGATGACCTTGCGGCCATCCGTCGGGGTCATGTCAGTCATGACGTGATTTCCTTCTGCTCGGTGGTGTTGAGCCGGTCCACGGCCTCGGCCGTGTGGCGGCAAAGATGCCCGGCGCCGGTCAGATCGATCAGCAGCGCCATGGCGGTGATTTCGTCGTGGGTGACCATTTCGACCCCGCGCGGGCCGCGGGTGTCGATCTTGACGATCGCCCGCCCGCAATGGGCGAGGATCTCCGTCTCGGTCATGGGATTGGCGTGTTTCCTAGTCATCCTGACCTCCTGTTGCGTTGAGCGGACAGGCCCGGCAGGCGCGGAACATGCTCACGTTGAGGGAATTTGTGGGGATCAGCCGGCCCGACCGCGCGCGCCAATGGCGGCAGCGCTCGGTCGAGAGGGTGCCGAGCACCGGGCAGTCGACGGTCTTGGCCTCGAAGACGCCGCGATAGATGTCCTCGACCCGCGACAGATCGCCGGGATAGCGCGCGGCGATCACCGCACTGACCAGCGAGGCGGAATAGCCCATCTGTTTGGCCACCTGGTTCTGGCTGCGGGCCATGCAGTGCTGCGCCAGACCGGCGACCCAATCCGGCAGATCCTCGCCCCAGCAGCGGCGGGCCTTTTCAATGGGGGTTTCAAGGGTCATGCGCGCGCCCTCGAAAGCAGGGTGAAATCGCCCAGGTTGGCGTCCCAGATTGCCTTGACGCTGCGCTCCCGCGGCGCAAAGGCGCCGGTGTCGCGGATCAGCCGGTAGAGCGCCAGTTGACCGCGCCCATTGGCCTTGACGTCGGCCCGCAGGTAGCCCGCCGCAGCCAGCGCCTGGCAGTACCGCTGGGCATCGGCCTCGGTGACCGGCGTGGCGGCGGTGTTCGACCACATGGCGATGTCGACATAGCTGAACGTGCCGCCAGCCTTGCGCATCGCCCGCCACATGTTGCCCTCGGCCGTGGTCTCGCGGATCACCTCACCGTCGTCGTCGCGGGTGACCGGGTTGCCAGCCTTGCCGGTGACCTGGAACAGGACGCGGCGCCCACGATGTCCGATCCGCTCGACATAGCCGAACTCGGTCCAGTCCTTGAGAGCCTTAAGAATGTATTCGTCGCTGCGGTTCGTGGCGCCCGCCAGTTCGCGGGCCGTGAATTGCCGGTGCGCCTTGGCAACCGACCAGACGTGATCACGCAGGGCGAGTTTCCGGGTGTGTCGTGCCATCATCCGAACCTCCGCATCTGCGGCGCCTTGCCGTCGTGCAGGGTCACACTGCCCATGTCCTTGAGCGACACCTGCTGGATGCCCAGCGTTCGGGCGCGCAGACGCACCGTGTCGAGGTTGTTGACGATCAGCCGGGCGGACCCGGCGCTGGCGGTGCGGATCGCAGCGCCGAGCCGCGCGTCGAGCGTCAGGCCGGGGCAGCGGATCTTGACCAGGTGGCCGAAATCCTCTTCGTCGATCGGCTCCGCCTGCACCCGCTCGAGCATGCGGCTGTTGATCCGCTCCCATTGCCGCAGCTTCGACGGCAGGGCCTCTTCGCCGATCAGGATCACCGGGACAAAGCTGCCCTCGTAGATGTCCCGCACGATCTCGATCATCTTCTTCTGGACCAGGAAATCGGCCTCATCGATGATCAGCGGCACATTGGCCTGGGCCAGCGCGTCGCCGATCTGCGCGACCATGCGCCAGACCAGGCGCTCGGGCTTTACGCCGAGCTCGGCAAGGATCGCCTCGCAGAGTGCGCGCTGGGTCCAGACGCTCTTGACCTGGACGAGGCAGGCGCCGTGGGCGTTGGCGCAGTAAATGCTCGCCATGGTCTTGCCGAAACCGGACGGGCCGTAGAAACAGCCCATGCCAGGCAATCCGGCGGTGCGGTCGTCGAGGCGCTGCACCATCGTCTTGAAGGCCAGCACGTTCCTGAGTGGGGCTAGGGTGTTGTTCACCGGACTGCTCTGTGTCATCTTTTCCTCGTTGCTCTGTCAACGGCGCGGTCGGGGGGCCACCCGCCGCGCCAACCTCACCCCGAAAACCCCTTGCCCAGATCGTCCATGACGGCCTTGTGGGCGGCGTATTCCGGGGTCTGGCGATAGCCTTCCAGCCACCGCTCCTGGTCACGCTTCAGCGGCTCTCCGTCCGCCAGGCGCGCTTCCATCTCCATTGCCTGCGCGAACCTTGCGCGGGCGTCGTCTTTCGGGGCGCGGGCATCGGCCGCGGCCTTGGCTGCGCCGAAGTCGGCCACGAAGGCCGCGCGCTCGGCGCGCTCATCGGGGCTCAGCTCTGCCGCGCTGGGTTGCGGCCGGGGCGCGCGGGGCAGGGGCGTTGCCAGCTTGACCACCTTGGCGGCGACGTCTGGCGCCTCGGGCGGGTTCTCGGCCGCCGCGCCGTCCAGGAAAGTGCCCAGCTCCGCGGCATTGAAGCGGCGCGCCTTGTCGGCAGCGATCTTCTCGGCCTTGATCCAGTCGCGGCGCGCCTTGGCATGGTTGCGGGCCTCTTCGACGTCGAAGAACCCGGCGGCGACGCGGCACTCGGCATGGCCCAGGTACTTGCCGCCCAGAGAATAGAGATGCAGGCCCGCGCGCAGGTCCGCCGGATCGAACCGTGCCACCACTTTCTGGCCGGCGATGTCGTGCATCCACTCGCTGAAATAGTCGTTGCCCATGAACCGGACCTGGGCGGTGCGGGCGTCGGGGCGCAGGCCTTCCGCACCCATCAGCCACAGGCGGCGCTGCTGCTCGGTGGCCTTGCGGATCGGCGCCTGGACATAGCTCTGCTCGAATGTCTCGAGGATGCTGCGACCCATGGTGGTCTGCCCGCGACGCCCGGCGCGGGCGTTGTGTTCCTCAATGCCTTCGGCGATGACCTCGATGAAGCGCTCCAGAGGGATCGCAGCGGACTGGTAGTTCTCGGGCTTGGCATCGGGTCGGTTGCCGGTATAGGCGCCGGCAAAGCGCGGATCTTTGGAGATGTCGTCGCAGAAGTCGCGGAAGGCGCGCTCGATCGGCTTCGACTGGCCGCTGTAGGGCGTGGCCCAATGCACCTTGACGCCCAGCGTCGTCAGGATGCCGGGGATGTCGTCTTCCTTCACCTTGAAACGGAACCGCGTGGGCGTCCCGCCGGTCAGGAACTTGTTGGCGAACTCCCGGCCGTTATCCAGGACGATATGCTCGGGAATGCCGAAGCGCTCGATCATGTCCCCGAGGGCCAGGCTGACCCCGACCTTGTTGGGCGTCCGGTCGATCCGCCAGCTGAGGATGCGGCCCGAATAGATGTCCTGGAACGCCACCAGCTGCGGGCGCACGATCTCCCCTTCGCCAGAGTTGGACCCGGGCAGGGCCGGCCAGCGCACGAAGACGTCGAACCGATGGTAATCGGCGTTCACCGCCTCCATGGCATGCAGGCTGAGGCGGTCCCGGGTTTGCGCCGGGTAGAGCCGTTTCAGAGCGTCCACGCCCTTTCGGCAGAGCGTGATGGTCAGCTGCGAGAACTCGGCCTCGAGGTGGCGCCGCATCCGCCGTTCGGGCGCGATTTTCCAGCCCTCGGTCTTGGCGATCCGCACCGCGCGGCGGTAGACGGCGGCAAAGCTTGGACCTTCGGGGCGCAGGTAGTCGGAGAAGATGTAGTCGCGGAATGCGTCGCTGTAATCCGCTTCCTTCGATTTGCGCTCGGACGTCCCGTGACGCGGAGCCAAATAGACCAGGCGATCCTCGATGCGCACCCCGTCGATCAGGGAAAACCAGTTCCAGATCGTTTTCGCCGACACGCCGTGCGTCCGGGCCATCTGATTGACGGCCGTGTTCTTGATCATCCCGCCCATCAACAAGGCTTCGACCCTCTGGATCACGTCCAGCCGCTTTCGCGCTGCTGCGCGGGCGCGGTCGCTCAGCTGCTCGAAGTCCTGCCAGGCATCCTCGCGCTCGGGCGCAGGCGCCACCGGCGTTGCGGAGGCCAACAGAGCCTGTTGCGCACGGGTCGGGAACAGCGTCCAATGATATTCCCAGCCGCCGCCCTTGCCTTTCCGCCGGCGTGCGCAGTTCGGCATTCCGCGCCAATTGAAGCGTTCCGCCTGCATCTGGACGCCGCGCTTGGTGGTCGGCAGGTCGGCAAGTTTCGCCGTGGCGATTTCTTGCGCCGTCCACCAAATCTGGTCGGGCTCGCGAACCTCAGTCATCGAGGTCCTCCATCAGGGCCAGAAGGCTGTCCCGGTGCTCAGCGACGAACCGGCGCTGCGCCGCCTCTGGCGCGCGCTCCCATCGGTCCATGAGGTTGAGAAATGCCTCCTCAACACGGTCTTTTTCAGGTCGGGGCAGACCGGAATGTTCCGCCTTCCAGACCTTCCGTGCCGTCGCGGCGTTCTTGACCTTGCCCTCCGCCAGGCTGTCGACGACATGGTATCGCTCGGCCGAATTGGTGATCTGGGCGATCTGCATCAGATCGTTGAGCGCGACTGGCCTTGGCGCGGCGCGCAGCTTGCCGACCTCGTCCGGTCCCAGTGCGGCGCCTGCCATGATCATGCGCCGCACATGGCGGTCGCTGACGCCAAGTTTTTCTGCTGTTGAGGCCGAGAAACTTGCAACGGACATCGTGTCCGTTGCACCGTGTCTGGCTTTCGCGCCCGCAACGCCGCGCTTGGTTTCCGGATGTAGCTTCTCGTAAATCCGCTTTCGAGCTGACAAGAACACGGCTGTGTCGAGAGGGGTCAACTCGGCGCAAGCCAGGTTGTCGTCGATCTCCATCAATTGGGCGAAGTCATCGGTGCACTTCCAGCAGACCACCGGAACACTGTCCCAGCCAAGCTCCAAGGCGGCGGTCAGCCGATGCGCGCCTGCCAACAAGACAAAGGTGCCATCGCGCATCTTGCGGACGTGAATGCGATCCTTCATCGCGCCGAGCTCGGTGATTGACGCTTTGATTGCGTCGACGCCTGCGCGCGACACTAGCCTCAGCCGGTGTCGCATGACGATATCAGTGACAGGCAAATCGGTGATGGTCGTCAGAATGTCACCCATCTTGGCGCGGACCTTTCGTCATCGTGTAGTAGAAAATTCGCCGACGCTCCGGCCCTTCTATCCGCAGCTGACAATCGATCCGGGCGCCTAGGCAGCGCAGTTCGGCGACACAGGCGCTGACGGCCGCGACCTTGCCACGGCGCATGATCTCCCAGGTCGAATGCGGTTTTCCGTCCGAAAGGACTTTCCGGACACGCTCCAGCCGCGCGGATTTGATCGAGGCGTTGTTCATCGCGCGCCGCCCTGGGCAAACGACGGGAACAGCGCCTCGGGTGGCAGGTCCATGGACCGCTTCCGGCAGGGATCGCACATGCGGTTGTGTGCGCCCTGGCTCTTGAACTTCACCCGACAGGTGATGCACGGGCGCACGTCCCCAGCGGCATTCTGGACCAGCTTCTCCAGGCGCGTCGTCGCCCGGTCTTCCGAGTGGTAAAATCCGCTGACCCGCAGGCCGTTGCCATTGAAGACGGCATAGCTCTGGCCGACCCGGCGGACCTCGTATGTCGGAGTGCCGGTCATTGCAGAGCTCCCGCGAAAATGATCAGGCCGATCCCGGCGACGAAGACGCACACACCGCCCAGGACATCGCCCGCTAGGCTGTCGGAAAACCGTCCCTCTGCGCGCTGAAACACGCGCCAGGCCCCGCGGAGGGAGGAGGAAACGCGGGGCCTGGTCTGTCCGGCGCGGTCGGACCCGCCGGAACAACGATCGCCGTTCTGCTCGTGAGTGGTGGTGGCGACCGTCGGTGTGAGATCCAGCGCGCCTTCGTTGGCGCGCAATTCGTCCATCATCAGCCCCTCGCCATAATGACCGACCAGCTGGGCGGCATGTTTGACCGCGGCCCAGCTGGACGGATGGCGCGCCGTGTGGATCAGGGTGACGCCAAGCGCGATGCGCTCGTGATCGGTCAGTGGCGCGGCGATCTCGTCGGCGCGCCGGGTGAGGGAGGCGCGCGTCAGCATGACGAAGCCTCCTGAGTGGATTTGACGGGGGCGGGTCTGGGAATGTCAGAAGGCCATTCCAGGTCGGGAGGCCAATTGTCGCTAAACCACTGACAGATCCGCATGGCGGTGTTGAGAGTGCAGCCAGCCCCCCCCGCGATCCTCAGAAAGAACTTCCCGTCGTTCGCCGTGTAAGCACCGACCGTGGAAAGCTTTAACCCCTTATGGCGGCCGAACTCCCTCGCAAGCTGCAGTAGCTGGTCTGTGGACATCGCCTAAACTCCTGTTTGGCATTTGCCCAACTGTATGTTAGGGATATGCCAAATTGCAAGATCATTTTTTGTAGGGCATTTTCCCAACTGCAGTCGCAGGAGCACCAATGGATTTTCGTCAACTGGTCGAAGACCGTCTCGCCGAGCTTGGTGAGAACGTGAACAGCTTCGAGGCGAAGAATGGATGGCGGCAGGGGTTTCTCCGCACTATCGTCCGTAAAGACGAAAAGCGAACCGTACCCAACATTGAGAGGGCCAAGGAAATCTGCGAAGCGATGGGCCTGGAGTTCTACATCGGGCCCCCTAGGCCGATGCAAAAGGCGTCCGACTTCTCTGAAGATGCGGTCGCACGGATCGACCCCTCGGTGGACGGCAGTCCCGAAGCGCTCCGCATGGGCTTCTTGCCGATACCTTTCCATCAACAGGACAAAGGACATCGCGGCGTGGGTCCGATTGCACTGGCGAGGTCTTGGTTGATCGAACAAGGGCTGCGGCCCGACGATACTTACCTGGTATCGACGCCGAACGATGATATGGCCCCAACTCTGGGTTCTGGCGATCTTTTGCTTGTCGATGCCTCCAAAGAGTTGTCGCCAGATGCTGAGCTGTCAGTATTCCGTTTCAATAGCGCAATAGGAGTAGGTTGGGCGTTAGCGCCTTCAAAGAATAGTGCGGTTGTTTTTTTTGAAGGCCGATATACGCTACCGGTTGTCGCAAAAGGACCTCAATTTTCGGATTTCCAGTATATCGGTCAAGTCGTTGCGCGCTTTGATGATCTGCCGCGACCTTGGATCAGCAACCACGAAAGGCTTGATCTATTGAACAGAGCGAAGGCTCTTATAAATAAGGTGTGATTATATGCGGACATGTGAAATGAGAAACCGTTTCGTTGGAGTAGGGATTTTAATTCTTTCAGCCACTAATGCGGCGGCCGAGAGCTCATCTGTTTGCGCTGCAGAGGGCGTCATTGCATCTACAGTTATGGGCCATCGCCAGCTTGGTGGTTGGGGCATCGATGAGATGATGGAACGACTGGGATCCGAGCCTGGCCTGCGCGAGATGATCCTAGACGCCTACGCCCAGCCCCGAATGCAGACCCCGCAAACCCGCCAGATGATGATCGACGAGTTCGCGAACAAGTGGTCCGTGGCCTGCTATCGCGACGGATCGGTGCTGAAGAGAACTGACTAGATCATCTTTCCTTCATCGTTCCTCTTTTTGAGGGCGGTAACGTGGCCCCACTTGAGGGCTATAGTCAATTCGTCAAGAAGCAGACTCGCTTTGACTCTCTGACCAAGGCCTTCGATAGTCCACCTCACGTCACTAGGGATGCACATGCAGAACGATCGCCAGCAAGAGATCCCTCTGGAGCAGCTTGATCTAGACCTACAGAATCCCAGGTTTGGTTTGCTTGCAGCGGAGGATCAGAACGAGGCCTTACGCATTCTTTACGAAAGCGCTGACTTGAAAGAACTTTGGCGCTCCATTGCCCAAGTTGGCTTCGAGCGCTTCGAGCCATTGATTGCTATCCCTGGAGCGTCAGAAGGTCGTTTCATCGTTATTGAGGGTAACCGACGGCTCGCCGCCTGCAAAACGTTAATCAATCCTAGTGAGCTAGGACGTTCGGCTATGAGAGCCTTGCCGGAACTAGGTCCCTCCCAAAGAGCCTCTATAGACACTCTTCCAGTAGTGGTAGTTCGTGACCGCGCAGAAGCTGACGCCTTCATTGGTTTCAAGCATGTCAACGGTCCTGCGACTTGGTCGTCGATCGCCAAGGCCCGCTTCGGCGTTCGTCTCTTGGAGGCGGAAATTTCCGCAGTATCTCGAAAGGAGAAAATGCAGGATCTCTCCGACAAACTCGGAGATGGCCCGTCAGTGCTGCTTCGTACCTTTGTAGGCTATAAGGTCTATCAACAGGCTATTGCCGAAGGTATTGCTGATGCGCCTGTGGAAGGCGACAAGCCGATCGAATTTTCACACCTCTATACTATGCTGAACCATCCGCCCACACGGAGTTTCCTAGGCTTTTCGCCTGGCCCCCTATCTGCTGACGATGTTCGCGACAATCCCGTGCCGCCAGATGCAGTGCCGAGACTGAAAGAACTTTGGGATTGGCTGTTCGGCGAGAAATCGGTGATTGCGAGGCAAGGAACTGATCGGCCAAGACTGCAAAAAGTGATTGCAACAGAGAACGGTCTCGCGGCGCTAAGAGAAACAAAGGACTTAGATTACGCATACAAAGCGGCTGGGCTTGACGCGGGCGACTGGAAACAGCGGCTTTCTGCAGCACTACACAATTCCCGCTTGCTGGATGAGGGCGTGTTCGAAGTTGTAGAGCATCTCGAGAAAGGTGAGATCGAGGACGCAAGAAAGCAGATCGAAAAGGCACGGCGATATCTATTCTCGGCGTTGCAAAAGCTCGATGTGGGAGCAGACATCGAGTGATTTGGTTCGAGCTTAGGCCCATCGACAGACCATACCCGGCCCATGTCATGTTAGCATGGGCAGAAATTGCGGCACTTGGCATTGAGGCGGTGAAAGTTTCTGATCTTAAACTTGACCGAGACGCGCTGCTAGGGACAGCAACAGAAGACGAACGGTTCTCCGAACTGCACGAACTTTTAGAGGAGCCGCAGATAGCTTTTGAACGACTGAAGGAACTGTTCGAAGATGAAATAAAAGGGGCTGCGATTTCAGCTTTAGATCATGGGTTTGAGTACCCATTCGTTATCGGCCAGAATACTGGGCTGCTTTTACTTCTGACACCTGACATCGATCAAAACATCGAAGCACTTGCATACCTTGCGATGCAATTTCAGCAACTTCTTCGGCATGAACTCGTCGATGTTTGGAAGGAAACGCCTAACGGAGTAAAAGATGGTAGGTCCAGCTTTTATAAGCATTTCGATAGTGTTTTCGAGGTTGTCTCAGCGATCTCTGTTGCCCAATACCATAACTCGATCCCCTTTTTGATCGGTGATGCGCGTTCAGCCAAGGAAGGGCTACTTCCAGCCATCGACCGGATAGGAGGTTTACTACCTAAAATCCGCAGCAAGCGGTATGAGGACCTCAACGATAAACAAAAGAACGCCAACGATGGCGGTGTCGATGCTCTCGTCATTGATCTTTACGACACCCCTCCTGCAGCGCGCATCGTTGGTGCAACTCGGCAAATGGCAAACCTTGACACTAAGATGATGTCAGGAGATCGAATTATGAGATTTCGCAATTTTTTGATCGACGGGACGGCAGTCACTTGGGCTGGCGTTTTCGCGCACTGCGAACCAAGAGGCGACGCGGCTGAGAACAACTGTCACGAGGCAAATTGCCAATATTTTTGGAGAGAACGCTTGTTGGACCACCTTGACGCGTCACCAATAGGCTCAAGAGCCGAAGCCCGGCAGTTTCTACGGGCGAAGTCTGCCGCTGCGGAGAAGCTTCGCGAGCTTTGCGATTTTAGATACGAAGGGGGCTATGGTCCGGTCTTACTTGTGGTAGGCTCAAATTCCGATCGCGTTTGACGCTACCAAAAACTCTCTTTCGTTCCTGCTTGTGCCAAGGCTATACGGAACCTCAAGCTGATATAAATCTGAGTTTTCGTACAGATCAGCGACTAAATCGCTCCTGTCATAGGTCAAAAGCCAATGCTTGACGTCTCCTGAGTGAAGGCGACTTGCCAATGCACGGTGATCAGCCTCTTCCATAGAATTGAAGTATAGTCGGGAACCCGCTGCAACGTAGGGCGGGTCAATGAAATAGAAAGTACTGTTAACCGAATAGTGTTTAACGGACCACTCCAAAAATTCCAATGCATTTCGGTGGGTTATCTCGATTCGGCTGGAGTTTTTTCCTAGCCAGTCGATTCTTTTTAACATCGTGTCCTTGTAGAACCGTGCATCCAGACGCCATTTGCCATCTTGATTGTACCCTCCAATCGGGCCGGAGCCTACAATGATCCCAGCCCTGCTGGTGCGATTTATGAAAAAGGTCGCGAAGCCGAGTTCGAAGCTATACTCGCTGCTGGCTCTCTCAACGGTCTCACGGCAGGCATTCCAAGTCGCAAGATCCGGTTCTATAGTGGAAAGTCTCTCTTGAAAGCGTTCGTTCTCACGGAGCATCGCTCGCCAGGCTGAGTAGACTCGAATGTCAAGGTCATTTAAGATCAAGCTCTCTACCAGGCCATCCTTCAGAAGCCTCAGAGCTGACCCGGCCCCGCCCGCAAACGGCTCCGCAAAGACAGTCATCGGCACTCCGATTTCTGCCATGTGTTGTGCAAGGAACGGGGCCAAAAACCCCTTACCGCCTGGATAGCGGAAAGGAGAAACCGCAGATATCGTCCGCGGCCTCTTGTATGCATCTCGACCTATGCCGCTCACGATCAT